CGAGTATAGCACAAGCTGCACAAAAAGTCAATACCCCTTTGTGCAGGGTGCACCTGCTTCTCATCTGTAGGATGGATACCCCTTTGTGCAGGCTGTGTGTGGCGTGAGCTCGCAGGGTGCAGGTGTGTATGTGGTGCAAGCCACTGTTCCGAGCACTTGCGGCTACTTGCGGGGTGTTGCGGGGTGTTCCTGTTGATTCAGGAGGGTGGAGGGTCTGTGCGTAGGGTGCGGGTGCTGTAGGGTGTGGAGGGCTGTTTTGGTCGCTTGCAGGGGTAAAATAGGCTGTTTTGGGGTGCAGGAAAGAGGAATGAAGATTTTATACCCCCCACTTAAAAATTTAACCTACACACTACACACCTTACAACTCACTCTCCAACACCCTCGCACCCTGTGCCAGCCTATCCTGTACCGCAGCTTGCTGCACCCTGTACCTGTAGCCTGTGGGGGGAGACCCCACCCCACCGAATCAGCAGGAACTGGCAGGATATCCCGCAATCAGCAGGAACTGCACGGAAGTGGTCGGAATGGTGAGCTGCACGCGCTATGAATGGTGAGCTGCGGTGCTGTGGGGTGCTGTGGGGTGCAGGCATAGCCCACGCAGGAGGGCGCTGTTGCGCTCCCCCGTCCACAGCTTGCAGGTGCGGTGGGGTGCGCAGGGGTGCAAGCCTGTAGCCTACAGTCCACAGTGGGGTGGAGGGTGCGCCAGCAGCGGAGAAGGAACTCGCATCCATGCTCGTGCTTCCTGCGCGCTCCCGCTTGCACCCGCTGCGCTCGGCTTTCCACGCTTCGCTGCGCTCACAGCACAAGAGCCTAGGGGCTTACGGGCATGGCTTACCAGCCACCCACCACCGCCACCGCGCAGCCAGCTTACAGCTTTCCATGACGCTGGAAGTCAAAAGCAAAAGCGGTTGACAAGAGGGGTCGCCCCAAAATGGTGCAGGCTACGCACCAATCTGGTGCAAGCCACAAATCTATGTTACAGTGTGTAACAGTGTGTAGCGTAGTGTAACTATTTGGCACTGGCAAGGCTTACAGGCTATAATTATCACAGGCAGCAAGGAGCAGCCCACCGCCACCAAGCAAGGCACAGCGTACAAGGCACAACACACAGAAGGTAAGAACCATGAATCCACGTTATATTGTAGCGAGCACAGCCTACGAAGGAACACATAGCGCACAGGCTTACAGCGAACTATGCGACCTACTTTTCAGCATTTGGGCGCGTACCGTACGCAACCGCCCAAACTATGCACGCACAGCACGCGGACTATTAAGCAACACGCACGCCCTTTACGCAAGCCAGCAAGCGTGTCCAACAGAGTACGCGGACAGCGTGAGGGCAGTAATAGCAAGGCTGCAGCCCACACGCAACCGCCACCCGCAAGGAGCAACAGCACCGAGATAACCCGATTTGCAAGTCACGGCCTCGCAGCCTATACTTGCACCCATGCCGTGCACAAGCGCAGCACTTTACCGCCACCAATGGCACAAACCGCGCACAACGCGCACCTTAAAGAGAGTACACACTATGAATACAGTATTAACCAAGCTAGCATATCATTTCCGTTCCTTCCCGATTGTAGGCCACAGCACCAAGCAAGGCGAGGAGCTTGCAGCCAACGCTGCAGCCTTTGAAGCGTGCGATGCAACAGTAGGCGGAGCAATTATCAAAAGTTGGAAGCGTAAGAGCGTAGAAGCCACAATCAACATTCCAACGCTAACAACTAGCGACACCTTGCAGGGAGCAGAGCTTGACCTTGTTAACAGTTTACTGGCACAGCTTGTAGGGGATTTCGTAAAAACCCAATTTGTTGACCAGTTCAAAGAAGTGGGAGCGCACGACCTAGCCGCCATCATCGCTCACAGAGCGGAAATGGCAAGCCGTAAGCCATCGGGATTGGCAGTACCGAGCGCAGAAGCACTGGCTATTGGCGCGACCCAGTTTGCGGCATATCTCTCCGAGACCAAGCCGAAGATAGCACCTCGTGTGATTTCTAGCGACCTGTTCAAGAGTGGCGTGACAGATGCCAGCATTAAGAAGTTCTTGGTACAAGTGGACAGCAGCCGCGTAACCAACTTGACCGCCTTAGCTCAAGACGCACTTGACCTTGTACCAGCCTTAGAGCTTGGAGCAGATGAAGCCGCAGCAACTCAGGCAATGACCTACCTAGTAGCACGCTTGAAAGCCTACCATGCTAAAATCTTCGGAGCGGCAGTCGAGGAGGACGATGGCATCTAAGCCACCAGCCACACCCTCCCAGCCTTGCAAGGTTCACGCCTTGCAGGGCTTTTTTATGCCCGCAATTTATGCCCTGCCATCCTGCCAGCCTGCCAGCCCCGCCCCGCAGAGTGTACAAGTGTACACTGAAAAAAAAAATCGCCTCGCTCCGCTCGGTTCATCGCAACTACTGCCAGCCATACTCCTACCGTACAGTGCTTGCTGCAAGGTCAAGGGTCTACATGCCGTACCGTACAGCCACAAGAGCAAAAGCGCAGGCTCGCTCCACCTTCCGTGATGCGCTACTTGCAGAGACGATGAGGCTGGCAGGCTAGGAAAGGATGCGCTCTAGGCCGCGCAGGCCACAAACCCGCTGCGCCCCAAGAGCGTAAAGGCTGCTCGTACCTCGCACTGTGCCTCCTGCACACTTACGCCGCGTCCTGCGGCTACGTTAGCACTGGGCAATGCAGCACGCATCGCTTCGCTCGGCACTAAGCCCTACGCCTCGCTGCGCTCGTTGCACAGAAGCGTGCACGCACACAAGACAGGGGGGTAGCGGCCTTTCGTCGCCCGCTATTTGTGGAATATCCTTTGTGACCTCCCAAAAATTTCTAAACTTTGCAGCACATTGCCCCCCTGTGCCTGCCCCAGCCTCACAGCTTGCAGCCCCCGCCACCTAACCCGCTCAGTTCCACGCCCCTGCCCCCTGCATACTAGCTGCATACACCACACCCATTTAGAGGCTGCTATGTCAGCAATCCCACCACACGAGCTTCCAAGCTACATAAGCACCTGCCTTGCAGAAGGCTTCACGCAAGAGGAGATAGCTGCAGCACTCTCTGTGTCTCCAGCGTATATAAGCCAGCTCTGCACCAAGCACCAGCTGTGTGTGCCAGCACAGCAGCAGTTTGCGGACATTGACCAGCTCTACCAAGAAGTGGAGCTCTCAGCCCTGCAAGCACTGAAGCGCACCTTGGGCACAATCGGTGACCCCATGAAGCTGGCGCGTATAGCGCAGACCATGAACGCCACCAAGCGCAGAAGCCTCAGCTCACATCCCAGTGAGAACAAGCCCACAACAGTGGTGCAACTGAACCTTCCAGCAGCAGCAGCGGCACAGTTTGTGTTCAATGGCAGCTCGGAAGCGGTGGCGTGGAAGCAGGGAGGGGAAACTCACCAGCTTATAACCTGTACCACCACACAGCTTGACAATATGGCTGCACAGTTTGCAGCAAAACCAGTCCTTCTTCCTGTCATGGAGGACGGGCTATAGGAGATACGACCATGAAAACATCTACTCGCAGCGCAGAAGCCCAAGCATTACGCTTGGCAGCAGCCCGTAAAGCAGCGCAAGCCTTATTGAGCGCACGGAAATGAGCACAGGCTACAACCTAGAGGAAGTTCGCAAGCTAGCAGCCACTCAGCTCAACTTCTTTGCACCTCTTGCCCTTCCTGAGGTCTGTACACTGGCGTTCCCTCCGTATTATGAGGCATTGTGGAGCACCCTGCACGGTAGTTTGAGCCTAGAGCGTGCTTTCGACAAGTTCGCTTTGGGCTTTCCGCGTGGTCATGCCAAGACCTTGCTACTCAAGCTGCTCATACTCTCTGTAGTGCTCAACACGCAGAACAAGTTCATCCTCATAGTGTGCGCTAACCAAGACCGTGCGAAGGATGTGCTCCGTGACGTGTGTGCTATGCTGGACAGTCAGAACATACAGCAAGTGTACGGGAACTGGCGCACAGAGCTAAGCATAGACAAGGCAGAGTTCAAGCAGTTCACGTTCGGTGGACGCACAATTGCGCTTGCAGCAGCTGGCCAAGGTACAAGCATCAGGGGCTTCAACGTAGGCTACAGCCGTCCTGACGTTATCCTGTGTGATGATGCGCAGACCCGAGAGTGTGCAGCCTCCATAACAGAGAGCGTACAGTACATTGAGTGGTTCTTCGCTACCCTCATGAAGGCCAAGAATCCTACACGATGTACGTACCTGTACATTGGGAACATGTACCGTGACCTCAAGATTAAGCCTAACCTGTTCACTTGCTTGCTCCGTAACTTGCAGAAGTCCACTAACTGGAAGTCCTACATTGTGGGGGCTATCCTAGCCAATGGACAGGCACTGTGGGAGGAGCTACAGCCACTTGAGCAGCTGCTTTCTGAGTACCTACAGGATACTGAGATGGGGCAAGGGGAGGTGTTCGCTGCGGAAGTGCTGAATGACCCAACCTACAAGCCAAAGAGTGGGCTAGACCCCACCAGCATCGTGACCATTGACCCTACAGGTGATATGCTGCACCAAGGGAACTACATCATCATTGACCCCTCAGGGTACAAGAAGACCAGTGACCCTACAGCTATCGGGTACTGTGAGGTATATGATGCAACCCCATGTGTGGTGGAGCTGCACGAGGAAATCCTCACTCCAAGCGCTACCATCTACAAGGTACTGAACCTTGCACTGGAGAAAGGGTGCAGCTTGGTCTGTGTGGAGAATGTAGCCTATCAGGACACGCTACTGTTCTGGTTCAACTTCATCAGCCACCAGCAGAACATACATGGCATAGAGTTCCTGCCAATAACCACTGGCGGCTACAGTAAGAACTCACGTATCCTACGTTCCTTCGAGGAAGTCAAGGCTAAGGAGCTGGCATTCACACCAGCAGCTCTTGCACTGTGGCTCTCACGGGCTATGAGCTTTGACCCGATACGCACTAACAACTTAGATGATACACTGGATGTTGTTGCGTATGCCCCAAAGGTGTTCGCTACTTATGGGCATTTGCTTGCAATACAGGGGCAGGCCACAGTTATAGAGCACTCTGGCACGCTTCCAGCAGACCAGAGTCCAGCTTGCTTCTAGTTGGGTACGCAGCCCCCAGTACGGAAGAGCGAGGGGCGCGAAGCCCCCCAAGACCGCCGCCCATACGGGACGGTTAAGCCGCCCATACAGAACTAGGCCGCCATGCACCACAACCTTACAGAGACCGCACCCTATGAACTACAGCAAACAGACACTCAACTTCCTTGAAGGCATCAAGGGGCGCTACTTGCACCCCAGCATGCACGCAGGCTTGCGGGAACGTATGCAGACCATTGACCGCTACATCCAGCGCACAGTGGACACCAGCCGAGAAGCTCAAGAAGCTAAGGCAGCCATTGATGCAGGCAAGCGGGACAAGCACCGCAACTTGGAAGTGCCCATTTGCTTGCAGCAAGTGGAGACAGCTCATGCAGACCTTGTGGGTACCTTCTTAACAGGGTATCCAATTTTTGCGTTTGCAGGTTCTGTGAACACTCCCGAGACAATCCCTGTGTCCATCATGTACAATGCACTCATCGAGCGTGACCAAGACCTGTTCCGCTGGGTAAGCTCCATTCAGAAAAGCTTGCGAGATGCGCTACGGTACAACATAATGTGCGCTGAAGTGTGCTGGGAAGAGCAGACCTCCAGCGCGCTAATCCTCAAGGATGGCAAGCGTGTCACCAAGAGCATAAGCCACAAGGGCAACTGCGTGGACTACATTGACCCATACAACTTCTTCTTTGATGAGACTGTAGGATTCAATGAAATCTCTCGGCACGGTTCGCACTGTGGCTACGTAGAGCGCATGAACTACTTGCGTGTTAAGACCTTCCTGCAAGAGCTGGACAAGCAGTTTACAGTCACAGGTAACTTCTCCAAGGCTTTGGACAACGGAGCAGCAGAAGGTAGTGGCCTGTACTTTACACCTGATATCCACCCACTGGACACCACAAACCGTGGCCAACAGGCTGTAGACTGGAGCAAGCTGTTTGGCATGGTGAGCAAGAACGCCACGCAAGGAGCTTGCGGTCGCTATGAAGTAGTCACTATGTACGTGCGCATCATCCCACAAGAGTACGGTATCACAGCTGCACGCAGCGGAACTGCTGCACCGTTCAAGCTCATTTGGGTAGGCGAGAGCCTTGTGTACATTGAGCCGCTGAACTATGTGCATGGCATGTTCCCAGTGGTTGCAGCGCACGGTTATGATGACAACCTAGGCTTCAATAGCAAGAGCTTCGTAGAGAATGTGCTGGATATGCAGGATGTGGCTACTTCCATGATGAATGGCTCGATAGCCTCCATGCGCCGAGCAGTTAGTGACCGTGCTCTGTACAATCCTACTCTAATACGCTCCGATGATATCAACAGTGCAAACCCTGCAGCCAAGATTCCAGTACGGGGCACAGCCTTCAATCAGAACTTATCAGCTGCGTACCACAGCATACCATTTGAAGACCACTTGAGTCCGTACATGATGCAGCACATGCAAACTGTAATGGGCATAAGCAACAGTGCTACTGGCCTGAACCAAGCCTCGCAAGGTGCGTTCGTCAAAGGCAACAAGACTCTTGAAGAGTTCTCTACTGTGATGGATAAGAGTGGTGCACGCCAGCAGAAGTTCAACTTGGACGTAGACAACAACTTCTTCAACCCCATGAAGCGTATGATTAAGCTCAACTACATGCAGTTTGCAGAGGCTGAGCAGCTCATGAGCAAGAGCGAAGGCAAGCCAGTGCAGATTGACCCAGTGCAGATGATGGACTCTGAGGCAGACTACAAGATGCTTGATGGCATCTTCCCTGCAAGCAAAGCCATGAACACTGACGTGATGGTTGCAGCGTTCAACACCATAGCACAGAGCCCTGAGCTGGACATGGAGTACAGCAGAGCTGAAATCTTTGCTTCCATGCTGGGTGCACAAGGTGTGGATGTGAGCAAGTTCAAGCGTAGTCCTGAGCAAATAGCTCAGCTACAGCAACAGAAGGCACAAGCAGAGGCAGCAGCAAATGCACCAAAATAACCAGCAGAACCCCCAAGAAGATTACCGCATCCACCTACTACAAGGCAGGGTGCGGGAACTGGAAGAGCTTATCCTGAATACCTCCCTCAACGGAGGCTCTCAGGAAGCCATCAACTCTTATGCTCTACA